CAGTACGACGACAGCTTCGCCAAGTCGGGCGCCAAGATCGGCGACACCCTGAAGATCCGCCTGCCCAACCAGTTCACCGTGCGCTCGGGCGCCACGCTTGCGGCGCAGAGTGTCAGCGAGCAGAGCGTCTCGCTGCAGGTCGGCACCCAGAAGGGCGTCGACATGAACTTCTCGTCGGTCGACCTGACTCTGAGCCTGGACGACTTCTCGAGCCGCATCCTGGAGCCGGCCATGGCCGTGCTGGCGGCCTCGCTCGAGGCCGACGCGGTGAGCATGTACAAGGACGTCTACCAGCAGGTGGGCACGCCGGGCACGACGCCGAACACGCTGCTGACCTACCTGCAGGCCCGCGCCCGGCTGAACAACAGCCTGACGCCGATGGACGCCAACCGCACAGCGCACCTGTCGCCGCTGGCGACCGCGACCATCGTCGACGCGCTGAAGGGCCTGTTCCAGGACTCATCGGCCATCCGCGAGCAGTACCGCGAGGGCTCGATGGGCCGCACGGCCGGCTTCGACTGGTACGAGAACCCGCTGGTGCCGACCCATACCAACGCCAGCAAGGTGGCCGGAGTGACGACCGCGACCTCCGGGAGCACAGGCTCGGGCTCGACCCTGAACATCGCCGGGGTGGCCAACGCCGACACCTTCGCGCGAGGCACGGTGTTCACCATCGCCGGCGTGTTCGAGGTGCATCCGGAGACCAAGGCGGTGACCGGCCGCCTGCAGCAGTTCGTGGTGGCGGCCGACGCGACCATGAGCGGGACGACCGGCGCCTTGACCATCAGCCCGGCGATCGTCACCAGCGGTGCGAGCCAGAACGTGAGCGCGGCGCCGGGCAACAGCGCGGCCCTGACGTTCACCGGCTCGGCCAGCACGGCCTACGAGCAGGAGATGTGCTTCCACCGCGACGCCTTCGCCTTCGCCACGGCCGACCTGGTCATGCCCAAGGGCGTCGATTTCGCGGCGCGCGAGGTCTACGACGGCGTCTCCATGCGCATCGTGCGGGCGTACGACATCAACAACGACGCCTTCCCGTGCCGGATCGACGTGCTCTACGGCTACAAGTCGATCCGCCCGCAGCTGGCCTGCCGCGTGACGTCGTAAGCTCCAGCGTTTCTCCCCAGCCTCAGAAAGGGTCGCTTCGGCGGCCCTTTCTGCTTTTCCGGAGCGGTTTTCGATCCGATGACGATTGCGACCTACAGCGATTTGAAGGCGGCAGTGCCGAACTGGCTGCGGCGGGCCGACCTGGCGGCGATGGCGCCGGACTTCATCATGCTGGCCGAGCGGGAGATGGACCGGACCTTGCGCACGGCGCTTCAGCTCGGTCAGCAGAGCCTGACCATCGACGCAGAGTTCGTCGCCGCGCCGGCCAGCTTCCGTATGGTGCGCAGCTTGCGACTGACTTCAGGCCGCACGCTGCGCGAGGCGACGCCCGAGCAGATGGCCGCCAAGAAGGCCGTGGCCCAATCGCTGACCGGGGCGCCGCGGTGGTTCACCGTAATCGGGTCGCAGATCGAGGTCTGGCCGGTTCCCGACAAGGCCTACGCCGCCACGGCCGAGCTGCAAGCCGGCATCACGCCGCTGTCCGACGCCAATCCGACCAACTGGATCCTCGAGGGTCATCCGGACGCCTATCTGTTCGGCGCCCTGGCCGCCGGCGCGGCCTACGTCAAGAACGACGAGCGGGCGGCGGCCTTCCAGGCGCAGTTCGAACGCGTGCTGGGCGACATCCAGGAGGCCCTGCGCACCTCCTACGACCGGACCCTGCGCACCGATCCCGAGCTGCAGCCGGCCGGGGCCGCCTTCAACCCGCAGACGGGGGACTTCTGATGTCCACGACACCTTATGCCGGCCTGACCAAGCCCACCGTCGGGGCCGACGACAACACCTGGGGCGGTCTGTTGAACGGCGACCTCGACATCATCGACAGCTTCCTGCGCCAGATCGTGCCGGCGGGCGCCGTGCTGCCCTATGCCGGCCTCGCGGCGCCGACGGGCTTCTTCCTGTGCAACGGCCAGGCGGTGAGCCGCACCGGCTACGCCTCGCTGTTCGCCGCCATCGGCGTGACCTGGGGGGCGGGCGACGGTTCGACCACCTTCAACGTGCCGGACCTCCGCGACCGGTTCCCGCTCGGCGCCCAGACCAACGCCCCGGGTTCGAGCGGCGGCGCCTCCAGCTTCACGCCGACGATCACAGTGGCCGGCCACGCCCTGACGATCGGCGAGATGCCCTCGCACAGCCACGGCGTAACCGACCCCGGCCATACGCACGGCCTGACCGACGCCGGTCACAGCCATGGCGTTCACGATCCGACGCACACCCACACGATCACCCAGAACCTCGACAACAACGGGGCCTTCATCGCCAACCACGGCCTGGGCAGCGTGTCCGGCCAGATCGAGATCGCCACCACCACGTCCGACGCGGCGAGCACGGGGGTGACGATCAATACCGGGACCACTGGCGTGTCGGTGAACGGCGCCTCGACCGGCCTCGGCGTCCAGTACAGCGGCGGCGGCGGCGTTCACGCGCACGACGCCACGTCCAACGCGGTGCCGACCCTCCCGCCGTTCGCGGCCGTGAACTTCATCATCAAGACCTGACGTCATGCCATTCATGACGCTTGCCCTGCCGGCCGGGGTCTATCGCAACGGGACGATCTACCAGGCGAAGGGGCGCTGGTATGACGCCAATCTGGTGCGCTTCCAGCAGGATGCGGTGAAGCCGATCGGCGGCTGGCAGCTGCGCTCGCCTGACGCCGGCCCGTTCGCCGGGGCGGCCCGGTGCCTGCTGAGCTGGCGCGACAATTCGAACAACCGCTGGATCGCGATCGGCACCAGTTCGCACCTCTATGTGCAGGACGAGAGCGGCGCCAACCACGACATCACGCCGGCCGGCTACTCGCCCGGCCGCGACGACATCGCCCAGAACACCGGCTATGGCGGCGGCTTCTACGGCCTGGGGTTCTATGGCGCTCCGACCTCCGGCACGGGGGCCTATCTGCCTGCCACGGTGTGGTCGCTGGACAGCTGGGGCGAGGACCTGGTCGGCTGCGCCGACACCGACGGCAAGATCTATCAGTGGAGCCTGGACGCCGCGGCGCCGGCTGCGGCGGTGGCCGGGGCGCCGACGGGCTGCGCGGCCCTGGTGGTGACGCAGGAGGGGTTCCTGTTCGCCCTGGGCGCCGACGGAGATGGGCGGAAGGTCGCCTGGTGCGACCAGCAGGACGACACGGTCTGGGCTCCCGATGCGACCAACCAGGCGGGCGACTACGATCTGCCGACCGCCGGCACGCTGCTGTGCGGCAAGGCGCTGCCGGCCGGGGCCCTGCTGTTCACCGATGTGGACGTGTGGCGGGCCGCCTACATCGGCGCGCCGCTGGTCTATGGCTTCGAGCGGCTGGGGTCGGGCTGTGGGCCGATGTCCAAGGGCGCCGTGTCGGCCCACGACAGCGCCGCCGTGTGGATGGGGCAGGGGCCGAACTTCTGGTTCTTCGACGGCCAGGGCGTGCAGCCGCTCGACTGCGACGTGCTCGACTACCTGACGGACATGAACGTGAACGAGGGGTCCAAGGTCTCGGCCGTGCACCTGGCGACACTTGGCGAGGTGTGGTGGTTCTACCCCTCCGGCTCGTCCACCGAGAACGACCGCTACGTGGCCTGGAGCTATCGCGAGAGCCAGAGGCTCGGCCGCAACGTGTGGACCATCGGCCGGCTGGCCCGCACCGGCGGCACCGGCAAGGGGGTGATCGCCAACGCCCTGATGGTCGATCCGGCGGGCTATCTCTACGAACACGAGACCGGCCTGAACTACGACGGGGCCCTACCCTATGTGGAGAGCGGTCCAATTGAGTGGGGCTTTGGGGAGATCGGCCAGGGCGAGGCCATGGCCGAGCTGCAGCGGATCGCGCCCGACGAGCTGCAGGACGGGAACCTGACCGCCACCCTCTACGGCCGCCTGTGGCCGGACGGCGAGGAGTTCTCGTCCGGGCCGCTGACCCTGACCAGCCCGACGGACCTGCTGTTCCAGGCGCGGGAGATCCGCGTGCGCTTCACCGGCAGTCTGGCGACCAGCTGGCGGGTGGGCGCCATGCGGCTGGAGCTGATCCCGGGGGACCCGCTGTGAGCCTGAAGCTTCCCCTGGCGCCCGGCGCCTACGACAAGGGCGACCAGGCCCAGATGCGCGGGGCGGTCGAGCGCGCCGACCTGCAGAACCGCAAGCGCCAGGAGGACCTGGTGCTGGGGCCCGGCCAGCGGCTGGTGTTCTTCGACGAGCATGGCGCCGAGCAGCGCTACACCGGCGCCATCCTCGGCGGCCTCGTGCGGTCGGACACGGCGGCGCAGGGGCTCTCCCCGATCGAACAGGCCAACGCCCGGACCAACATCGACACCGGCTCGGGGGCGGGGACGCCGGGCGGCTCCGGCGGCCAGGTGCAGTTCAACAGCGGCGCCGGCTTCGGCGGCTTCACCCTGGGCGGCGACGCCTCGCTGAACGTGCTGACCGGCGCCCTGACCCTGGCCGCCGTCAACAGCAACGCCGGCGTGTTCGGCGACGCCACGCACGTGAGCCAGGTGGCGGTGAACGGGAAGGGGTTGGTGACGGCGGCGTCGAGTGTCCCGATCGCCTTTCCCGTCATCGCGTTCAACGCCCGCACCGGCGCCATCACGCTGACGTCCGCGGATGTGACGGCGGCGCTTGGGTATGCGCCCCCAATCCCCTCGGGATCGTCGCTGCTCGCGGGGAATGGATATGGCGGCTTCTTGACCGTCACACTGGGACCCGGCCTCAACTTCAGTGGGGGCACGCTATCCGCCACCGGGGCGCTGCCCGCGATAGGGTCTGGAAACCTTCTCGGCAATGCCGGCGCGATCAGCGCGACGGCATCCGACACAACTCTGACGGACCTGCTGGACCGGGCGTTCGGTTCTACCGAGGGGGGACTGATCGTCCGAGGCGCGTTAGCCTGGCAAGGACTGGCGGCAAGCTCAACATCTGGTCAGGCCTTGTGCTCGAACGGCGCTGGCTTGACGCCCAGCTATCGAACCGTAGGTGCTGGCGGGGGAGGTGCCCTCGTTCTCCTGCAAGCTCAGACGGCGAGCGCTTCGGCTACTCTCGATTTCACTTCCTGGCAGTCTGCGAGCTACGACGAATATGTCATCGAGTTCGTCAACATCACGCCTTCCACGACCGGTTTGACGTTCAACGTTCGAGCTTCGACAAATGGCGGATCGACCTGGGACTCGAGCACAATCTACAATTCATCGCAGTTTGCATTTTCGTCTGCTGGTTCAACGACCAACGGCATTCTCAACGGAAACGCCCTGCAGATTTACCCGCTCAATGGTCGCTCAATGAGCACGACAGGTACCCAAGGGCTGAGTGGTCAGCTCAAGATGTATTCGACCTCTGGCCTCTATACCCAATGGATCGGCCATCTGCTCGGGCCGGACAACGTTAACAACGCCTCGACCCAGAACAACCCGCAGGGTCTCGAAATTCGCGGGCTCTACGCGTCGTCTACCCTGATCAACGGGCTGCGCTTCTTCCCCAGCTCAGGATCATTCAGCGGGACGATCCGCATCTATGGCGTGTCGCACTAAAGTCCAATCGCCGCTCGCCATCCCGGATCGCAGCCATCGAGTATCTTGCCATGGTCGGGCTCTTTGACCCAAAGGGCGTCCGCGACGGCGTCTACCGAGGGGATTGGAGTGAAGTCGAGCGTCCGAAAGTCGCCCGATGCGTTCAGCAGGACCATGATCACAATGGCGGCGATCAAGGAGGCGTTCGGCGCCCGGGCCGACCCCATTGGCAAAATCACCGCCAAGGCGAAAATGGAGTAGATGGCCAGCGTCCCCCATCGGCCAATGTCGGTGGCTATGAGCGACAGAACGACGAAGGCCGGGACAGACACGAACAAGGCTGCTCGCCAGCGCTCCGGCTGCAAGCCAAAGACGGTCAGTAGGCACACCGTCACGCCCGCGATTACATGCGCTGGATACAGCGGCAATTTGGACGAGGCGCAAATCGCAGTCGCCATCCCTCGGAATCCGGTGAGGTTGATGTAAACGGCCACGTCCGCGTCGCCGCCATACGGAAAGAGACTATGAACCCGCCGGCCAATGGCGGTCAGATCGGGGTGCGTTACAAAGGTTAGCCCGTAGGCGACGATCGAAATGGCTAGAACAAGTAGGGCGCCGAAGCCATCAAGCGATCGCCAGCGCCGCCAGGACCCTGATGACCAGGAAACGGCGCAGACCAGCGGAAAGAGTATGATCAGGCCGGTTTCATGGAAGAGCAGGGCGACAGATAGCGCGAAGGCGCAAACGGTCCACCTAGCGTCACGAGCCGCCCATGCTGCTAGTAGCCCGAGCGCCATGGTGACAGTTTCAACCCGGCCAACATCGAGCGCCACACGCGCCAGAACCCCGAGGAAAATCGCGCTGAGGGCGACCCGCCGAACTGTTGATGCCTCGCAGGTCGCGATCGCATATGTGCCGGCGCCCGCGGCGATCAGATAGGTTAGGACGTGAAAGACGAGTGACCCAGTCATGGGCTCCGCCCGGAATAGGGCGATGAGCGTCCCCGCCAATTCACGGCGAGCGAAGCCAGTGTCGAACCAGCTGATGGCGTTGAAGCCCGCGTTATAGGTCCAATAGGCGCCCTGGGGGCCATCGGAAGCGATGGCGAATGCGACCGGGAACGAGATAGGTATGGCGGCGAAGAGCCCGAGCACCCCGGCCCAGAGCGCGCCTCGCCTCACGACCGCGGAAGTCAGCTGCGCCAACGTTGGAAAAGCGCCCGGAAACTCTCGGGCAGCGTCCGCCGGTGAACCACAACCCAAATGCCCACGACGGCGAAAATGGCGACCATCCCCGCGACGTTGAACATATGCGTCACGGCGTGGCCGTAGGGATCGAAGTTCGGATTGTCTGCCGGCGTCATTGCCTCACCCTACCACACCCCACAACCAACGATAGTTAAGGGCATGACGGCCTCGGAAAAGATTGCTCGCCTGGAGGCACTGCTTCAGGGCGAGCGGAGGCTGACGGCTTCGCTGCGGGGGCAGTTGGCGGCTCAGGGCGTCGAGCCGGTGGACGGGCCGCCGGCCTGGACGCGCGGCCTCACGGCGAACGATGTCGCCCTGATGATGATGCTGTTGAAGGCGCATCCCAAGGTCGTGCGGTTCTGGGATCTGGAGGAGAACCTGCCCAGGCGGGACCACGTCAAGGAACGGACCGAGGGTGTGATCAGGACCCACGTGCACCGGGTTCGCGCCGTGCTCGGCAAGGACGCCATCGAGCGCGTCAGCGGCCTCGGCTATCGCTGCTCGGACGCGTTCCACCGTCGACACAGCCTCGAATCGCAGCCCCAAGTCTAACGTCCGTGACCGATCCGCCGACGGCGCAAGAATCCCCCGCCGCGGCCTGGCGGCGTTGCCGGC